ACAGTTTCGCAACCGCTTATTATTTCTTTTTCGTTTGATAAAATGCTATTAAAACAATCAACAAAAGCTTTCTTTATGCTTTCCCCGTTAAAATGTGGAGTAGAACATTTATTCTTAAACTTTGAATTGCACTGCCATATTGTCCTTTTATATTTGCTTGTGGAGTGCCATATCTTACTACCGTAGACGTCACCACAATCACCACATATAATTTTGCCTGAAAGAACATTGTTGCCACACTTCTTGTTACCGCCTTGCTTTCGCTTTTTAAGCTCATGCTGAACCAAGTCAAATGTTTCAGGTGGTATAATTGCTGGATGGCTATTTTCAACAAAATATTGTGGTATTTCGCCATTGTTAATCTTTTTCTCTTTAGTTAAAAAATCAACTGTATAGGTTTTTTGCAATAGTGCATTTCCACAATATTTCTCGTTGCTCAAAATACTTAAAACCGTACCCCTATGCCACTTTCTTTTCCCGCATGGTGTAGTAATTTCTTTATTTTCAAGTTCGGTGACAATTGCGTTAATGGCTTTTCCCTCAAAGAACATCTTGTAAATAAGTCTTACAACTTCTGCTTCACTATCAACTATTTTCGGAAGTCCATCTTCTCCCTTTTCATACCCAAGGAATCGTCCATATGGTAGACTTACCTTTCCATCAGCAAACCTCTTTCGTTGCCCCCAAGTGACATTTTCAGAAATACTTCTACTTTCCTCTTGTGCCAGCGAGCTCATAATAGTAATAAGCAATTCACCCTTGCTATCCATCGTATAAATATTCTCTTTTTCAAAAAACACCTCAACGCCCTTTTCTTTAAGCTGACGGACGGTGGTAAGGGTATCAACAGTATTTCTTGCAAACCTACTAACCGATTTTGTTATGATGAGGTCTATTTTGCCATCCAAGCTATCTGCAATCATACGGTTGAATCCATCACGTTTTTTTGTAGAGGTGGCTGATATACCCTCGTCCGAATACACCTCAACCATTTTCCAAGCAGGGTTTTCTTCAATCTGCCTTGTGTAATAATCAACTTGTGCTTCATAGCTACTTTGCTGCTCTTCATTATCGGTCGAAACACGAGCGTAGGCGGCTACACGCTTTTTATCAGGTATGCCTATAACAACGGGTGCAAATCTACCGACTGTTGCTGGTATAAATGTTATTTCCTTTTCTAATAGCATTGGCTATTCATCCTTTCAATCGACTTTTGACGAGCAAGCTCTTTAGCTTCATCACTCCAACTTTCACTACGTGATTTGTTTTGCCATTGTTTTTCTATTGTATCACCATTGTTAAGCACAAAAATAAGCAAATTTGAACTCTGCACTCGTATTTCTTTAATATTTTGCATAAAAATTCTTTCATCAAACTCTGTTATTCCCAAAGTCTCTGCTGTAAGTAAAGTCAATATGCCCTCTGGTATCTGCTTTGACTGACAATGCGTTTTGCCTAGGGTGTTAAAGGTGGAGCAAATCCAAACCGCTTTTTGATATTTCGTGCCAGCGTTATTAAGTTTACGGCGATAATTTTTGCCACAAACACCACAAACAATTTTGCCTGTAAAAGGATAAGTAGCAACCGTGGTTGACTTTGCCTCATACCGCTTTGCCCGGCTTTCCATTTCTACCTGTACCCTGTCAAATACTTCTCTGTCAATTATGGGCTCATGATTATTTTTTACTAAGTATTGTGGTAATTCACCGTTGTTCGTTTTGTTAATTTTAGTTAAATGGTTAGCTATGAACACCTTTTGCAAAAGCAAATCACCACAATATTTTTCGTTCTTTAATATTTCCCTTATTTTGGTGCTATCCCAAGCACCACCGTTTTTAGGTCTAATGCCCATTTCGTTCAATTTCTTAATAATTGAAACCCTACCCATACCGCTTAGAAAATTTGTAAATATTATTTTAATAATCTTTGCTTCTGTTTCGTTTACTGTGATATTGCCCTTTTCAAAATTATAGCCTAAAATAGCAAAAGTGTTTGAAATTCCGTCTTTGAAGTTATTTCGAATACGCCACTTGCAATTTTCGCTGACCGATAAGCTCTCCTCTTGTGCAAAAGAAGAGAGGATAGTAAGCATAAGCTCACCATCCCCTGAAATACTGTGAATATTCTCTTTTTCGAACCAAACATCGACATTTAGTTGTTTTAACTCCCTTACAGTTTCGAGCATTGTAACAGTGTTCCTTGCAAGCCTTGAAATGGACTTTGTTATAATCATATCAATTTTACCATTACGGCAATCTGTAAGTAGCCTTTGGAACTCTGCCCTATTTTCCTTTGTGCCTGTCAGCGCCTCATCTGCATATACGCCAACATACTCCCAACCACGGTGTTTTTGAATAAACTCGCTATAATAGCTAACCTGTGCTGACAGTGAATGGAGCATTGCTTCCTTGCCACTTGAAACTCTTGCATAGGCTGCAACTCGCTTTTTAGTTGGCAATTTTAATACCGAAGGCTCTATTTTCCTTATGATTCGTGCCATGTAATCACCCCTTTTCACTGTCTATGTTAACTCTTATGTTGATACATATCAAGTGATTTTTAGTTATAAACTGCAGTTACAGGGCGATATTTAGCCACTAACATTGTATCAATTGCACAATAATCTTTGTCCGAGATTACCCCTTGTTTTAGCATTGATTTTACAATTGATAAAGTTACTCTATAATTCTTTTCACGTTGAAACTGCTCGTGCGTCATATTTATTACCGCCTTCCTTAAATTTTATATAACAGGAATGGGAACAGTATTTACGACCTTTATTACCATAACTATCAAATTCAATTCCACATTGCTTGCATATAATTTTGTATATTGCTTTTTTCTTCACCTTATCTTGATTTTTGTTCCACCAATTATGTCGGCATGTGTCATCACAGAACATCTTTAATTTAGCATTTTTATTTTGAACAATGTCTTTACCGCAGCATTTGCAAAATTCGCCCTTTTCGAAAGGCTCCTGAGTTGGCACAGTTTTAGGTAAATAAATCTTATTTCTACTACAGAAAGCCTTTATTGTTCCTTCTAAAATGTTTACTGCAGTGGCGATTTGCGAATAACTATTACCCTCAAGTCGCATTCTTCGAATTGTTCTTTTCTGTTCACTTGTCATAAGGTTAACCTCCACTGTTTTTTAAACATAACAATATTATTTAAGCTTTTCAGCCACCCTCTGAATTAACAATCCTGTATATTCACCGTTTACCGACTTTCCATTAACAGCATTTTGCACCCAATAATCAGGAGTATTAACAACACCCTTTGCCACAAGTACATTTACTGCATCAGCAAGTGACATAAGCTGTGACCCTTTCAGCTCGTTTATCCTCTGTTGCACAGCCCATCTAAAATCATCAACTGTTTTATTGTATTCAGCAAAATATGAAATAGGGTCAGTGTGTTTTGTTTCATGCCATTTAGCAGAAACTTCAGCGTGTGACATAAGGTTGTCCTTTGTTACAGTGGTTACGCCTATCTGCTCAATGAAAATATCTGCAAACAGATTAACGGCTGTATCCCACACTTCTTTAAATTTTGCCTCATCATGCTCTTTTGGTCGACACAGTTCAACACCTATCATACTTAGGTTTGCAGTTCTGCCTGCGTGCCACGAAACCTCATTGTAAGGTATAAGCTGAATTGCTTCGTTCCAATCTACCACAGCTTGAACTGATGAACCTCTATTTTTAGCATTCCAATAATCAAAGTGATTTTGTGCCGTTCCTCCTGGGTTGCCTGTTTCATGCACAACAACGCCCTTTGGTTTAAGCCTTGTTCCTGGTCTATTGTTTTTTATTAACATTTGTTTATACATAATACACCCCTCATCTCTCTGTTGGTAGTTCTTTTAATTTTTCTATTAAATCTGCAATAACGCCATTCCCACTTAGTGCCTTATACTGCTCATAAAGCTCTTCAATATTCTCACGTTCATAAATTGGCAGGTATCCACGCACCATATATACGTTATAAACTTGAATAATCTGTGCTCTAAGGAGTGCCTGAACACCCCTTTGTATTGCAACGCCATTTTTATGCATCTTTATATAACATTTCCACAGCCAGAAAATTGCAGAGCTAATTATTCCAAATCCAGCCTCAATCCAATACTTAAGTATAAATTCTCTCATGTTGTTCTCCTCGCTACTTCGATATTTTTACATATTGTTCAATTTTACTATCAATCCATAAATCAACCTCACCACTGCTAAGTTCTTCCTTTAGAACCTCAATAGCTTTGAGTCCCATAATTGATAATGCCTTTTGCTTAGCTATCATAAAGGCTTTTTGTTGCTCGTCGACAGTAAAAGCTTTTTCCTTTTTGAATGAATCGACGTAAACTTGGCTCACAGCTATAACAGCAGTTTTAATTGCATCTTCTGCAACACCAAGATATTTTTTAAGCCTTTCGTTTTTGATATCCTCTGTAAGCTGTTTGGTTTTAAGTTCAATAAAACTGATGAAATATTTTGCAATTACTATAATCAGCGGAACAATCACCGCTGTGGAAAGCAGGTTAATATTTTCTTGCGTTAATAAATTATTCATAACAAATCCTCTTTTCTTTAATTTAATATAGTAGTATTGGGTCAAACTTCATAGAACCAAAGCCGCCCCTCGGGTACCAAGTATCAAGTAGCCACGCACTGACCGTTGTGGGGTTTACAGCATTTGCAGGAATTAAAAATTCAGCAGAAGTTGCCCTTGTGTCTAACAAATTGTACCACCTATCACCAATCTTATAGTAAATGGTGTTACCACCTTCGATTATTGAATTTATAACATTATCTGCTATATAAAAAGATGATTCCAACTGATAAGCATCAACTCCAACCCTAACGCTGTTATTTTCCACACTGTTAATGTTAATTGGGAAGTCAGGTATAGTTAACGTTTTTTGGAGTGAAACCGTTAAATCCTCTCCACCAATTTTAAAATCAAGTGTTGTACCTCTTAGCGCCGTTGGTAGAGTAAATCTAAACAAAAACGTACCATTTGTAGTAGTGGCTTGTTGGTCTATAAAAACAATGGTGCTACTACTGATTCCAACATTACTTTTTGAAACTAATAACGTTATTTGCTTACCTGCACCACTTGATAGGTTTCCAGTTATATCTATCCTTCCACCCTCATACAAGTTAACATTATAATTAACGGAAGATGATGAAACAAAAATTGGTGTAGCCAGTAAAAAGCAAAAAAGCAGTGCCAGGCACATGCTTTTAATTATAATTTTATTCACTTATAACACCGTCCTTAACAGCAATAGTGAGCTTTCCATCTTTAAGCTTTCCAACCGCTATAACTTCTTGTAGCTTAAATATCCTTAGTTCAATAAGTTCAGGAACTGTAAAAATCAGTGGCGGTGCAAGTATTCTACCGTTTGGCAATAGCTGTTTGTCTACATATTGACCGTTTAAATAAAGCTCATATAAATCTGCATTTAAGCTTTTGGGAATATCAATACTAAGCTCTGATTTATTTCTATCAACCTTTTTAATAGCGTATGTACCCTCAACAATTATGTTTCCGCTAATTCCGAATAGTTCAAGAGTTGTCAGCGGTGCTTGTGTTGGTGTGACTTTAACCTCAACAGCTGGTGCTTTTGTTGGCTTTGGTGTTGCTTTGGGGGTTTTGCTAGGTAGCGGTTTTGGTGTTGCACTGGGAACAGGTGTCTGCTCTATAATTGCCGCTTGCTCAATTGGTGGCACAACATTTGGCATAGTTTTCTTTGGCACTAAAACACTACCGCCAATTGCAAGAGACACTGCAACTAAAGCAGCTGTTGCAGTTGCCACAACTTTTTTCTTTTTACTAAGTTTAGCCATTAAATACCCTCCTAATTTTTGACCATCAATGCACCAAGCTCAAAAAATACATTGCTCTGTGTTTTAACAAGCTTTGTAATAACTGTTGGCTGCGTAGACGGTTGTGTATAATTTCGTTCATCGTAAAATGCAATACTAACCCTGCTTGATTCAAAAGTAATTGGCACTGTGGTAAATGCCTCTGTTATACTAAGTTTTCCGCTAATATCTTGGCTATCAATAATAACCGCATACCTTGATAGTGCTTTTGATGGGGCTAAAGGTTGCACCTTAAATTCTGCACTAACACCGCTTATGAGGTCAGTAACCGAATAAGTAGCAATTAAGTCGTTTAATAAACTAAAGTCAAATTGACCTGTTGCTCCTGTTTCTCCAACATTACCCTTTTCGCCTTGAACACCTTGCTCACCAACATCACCTCGTTCACCTGTGTCACCCTTTTCGCCTTTATCACCATCAAAATAATCAATACCTTTTATAGGTGTATAACCGTCGTTACCCTTATCTCCTCGGTAATAGTCATTTGCCACTTTTTGCTCTAAGTCCTCGCTTATTATGGTAGCTCGGTCTATTGCAATATTTGTTTTTTCTTCTAAATCGACTGGTATTTTTTCAACCTGTTCACTAAGGTCAGCAACCGTCCTTGCTAATTCATTTAAATCCTCTTGCGTTGCAAGTTCAATATCTCCGACCGACATACCCATACATATTCACCCCCTAATTTTCCTTAATAACCTGCAAAATACTATCAGCAGGTGTTGTATTATTGTAATATTGAAATAAAAGTATATAATAAACGCTCCCTTGCGAGAGCGTGAATGTTTTGCTATCGAAGTAGTCAGTATTTAGCTGATTAAAGCTACTGTCATACAGCCAACCATCGTGGTCACCTGTTGCTTGTTTTATTTTAAAAGTGTAATTTCCTGCAACTGTTGGAGTAAATTCAAAAACTGCAAAATCCTCTTTGTTTGTTGTTTGAAGCCTGCCAGATGGAACAGCAGTAATTTCGGTCAACGTACCACCCACGTTTGCAAATATACGTTTTGCTTTTACGATATTTCCATCAACATTAACAGATACCTCGTTCAATGCAGTTGGAGTTACCCCATAATAGTTTGCGAGCATACCCTTGAAATAGCCATTTGCCGACAAGTCCAATGTATTCAAATTAGTAACAAGCTTCATGTTTTCAAGACTCATTGAAGTAAACCACTGTGTATATCCGCTTGGAAGGTAGCTTGGAACAGCAACAACCTTTGTTATTGTTCTCGCCGTAAACGAAACATCTATGTAAACCTGCGTTGCCTCTTGCACAAAAACTGTTCCTACATTCTCCCAACCATAATTCTGTCGATACGCATATATGTACCAATTGCGATCAGTTACATATCTTGTGTAGGCAGGGTCTTTTGTAATAAGCAGCCCAACTCTTAGTCCAACGCACCTTGGAATAGGGTTATTAAATATATATGGCCATACATTGCAGCTATTTATACTCTCCTGCGTGCTTGATATCTGGTAACCATATTTTTGAATAGTAGTGTAATCAAAATACGGATATTTCATTATAAAATCTATATTTCTGCCCATAATTCACCGCCTAAAAAATTTTCAATAGTACATCGCCGCTTTGAGTTACAGGTGGAGTATCCCCCGATGTCCAAAATACAATGTTTCTAATCTGCCTTGTTGTATAAGCAGTATTGCTTTGTGCGGTTACCTTTGCCGCCAAAGTGCTGTCGGCATTTGACCTCACAAAATTACTATCCACATAATCCTTGTTTGCAATATCAGCACCAATAGCAGGATTTGCAACCTGAGCTCTGCCACTTGCATCTCTTATAATCAATCTGCTTGCAGTATTAGCACTTACGGCATTATCAAGCTTTTGTTTGTCGCTTGAACTCATAAAACCATTAGCTGAAGTTGTTGCATTTGCGTGAGTGCCACTGTTAATATGAGAAAAGCAATTTTCAAGAGTGGTAGCAGGTGTTTCCCACCAGTTAGTTTTTCCTGTAATAGCTTTTATACGGTTAGCAAGCCAGCCAATGACCGTAGACAGTTTACTTTTTGTAGCAACAGCAGGTGGCGCCACACTCTGGTCAGCGGTTACCATAAGTGCCTCGTCAAGTATGTCACAGTTTTCGTTTAGCACAGCTACATCCGCATTTTCAGCCAAGTAAGGCTTTTTAAATCCGTAGTTCGGAGTTATGTTTGGCATTATTTCACCCCTTAAACCATATCATTATTTTATCTTCTGCTACTCTTTTTAGAACCTTATACCCATTATTTATAGCTTTTGTAGCCTTGCCATCTTCATTTGGCTGGCACAATCCACCAACCTCGCAAGTACAATCATCGTAAACGATTAGCTTTCCAAGAACCCCAACTGCTGACCATTCCTTACGTTTCAAGCGTGGAATGTACTCACTCGTAGCGTCATATTCAGGGTTTAAAACAGCCTGGCTTTCTATATGTTCTTCCTGCATTACCACCGTTTTCTTTTCTGTCTTGCCGTCCTCACCCAAAACTTCACGTTCTTCTGTCACAGCATGAACAGTTACATCGTGATATAGTACCCTTCCAAAATCATCGGTCATATATTTGCCATTCCAATGTAGTTCAGCACTATCTCCAAGTATTGCAGGATTACCACTGACAACACCTAAAACAAACGGCTCAAAGAGTCCTGACTTTTTAATTTTTCCACCATCAAGAGTAACGAAATATCCAACTCTATCTTCATTATTGGGGTTTCCGTCCGACCATTCAAAAAGCTCGGCATAATCCGCACAGGGCGAGGAATATGTGCCATCAATAAACATATTACCGTTTTGCAGTATCTTTGCCGCAAGTCCCATGCTATTAAAGGATGTACCATTCGCTAATGCCCATGCATATGCTTCAGGCGACACGCCATATTTGCCACAGATGACAGTACCCTCATGTGCTGCTATTGCATATAGCCCGCTTGCCTGCGAATAATTATATCCTGCCATAGACCACCCAAAGACAGCATTAGCTGAATAATAATCCTCAGCTCGGAAAATATAACCGTCTGGCATTAATGCTTCACCATAACCGCCCCAGCCTAAATCACAATCAACATATATTTTTTGCCCTGAAACCGATAACACTTTAGCGCATGAGTGAATGATAGTATTGGAATTATTTTTCCAACGTATAAGCACATAATTTCCTTCAAGATAACTAACATCCTCTGTGTTTGCGGCAGTTACTGATTTTTCGACAGAACTAAAACCAATACATTTGATTGCTCTTCCTGCGGTATAACCAATATTAAAAGCAACACTTCTGCCACCGTAGGCTTGACCATCACCAAAAGCTGATGCCTTTTCTCGGTAGGCTTTACCGTAGTTTGCGGCAAAAGTCTGATAATTTTCTGCATAGCCACCGTTGCAAGCAAATGAAAAGTATCCCTTTGCGTTGCCACCATTTGCTGCAAAGGCTACCGAACCTTCTGCGTTCCCGTAGTTTACAGTTGTAGCATTAGCCCCAGTAGCTGAACTTCCCATAGTGACACCACCGTTGCCGTTTATCTTATATAAATCAGAAAGTGGCACAAAAGTGCTTATATATACCATATCTAAATATGGATATCCCACAGGTGGACTACTTGGCAAACGCAGGTCAGCAACTGTTAAATAATTGTATTCTGTATTAATGTTGGTGATTTCAGTAATATACCGTCCGCTATCCCAAGAGCTATATGCAGACCAGTCTTGGTTAGAGTAATTGCAATATATGCTCAAAGCTACCTTATCTCCAACAGATATTGGTATTTCACCCTCGCTAAAATAGAAATTAATACGGTGGTTTGCAATGTCCACACTATCTGCGTAAAAGTTATTTGAATTCATGATAATCTTTTTGCTGCCTATTATAATGAGATTATCACCAACAACAACATTTCCGCTTCCTATAATTTGATTGTTATTACCATAAACAATATTGTCATTTCCCTCAATTACATTGTTTTCCCCTTGAATATATAGCTGATTCAAGGCTTGATTTCCACTTCCTGATAAAATTTCATTTATTGCAGGAACAATCTGCTTGCTGTTGGTTTGTAGACCCGCCACATCACCAACATCCGAAGCTAATACCAAGCCTATATCTGTACTTTGTAATGCCATTTTAAATCACGCTCCTTGCAAACGGTTTCCCGTTTTCATAATATATAAAGGCGTTCCCGTTACCTACATCTCGATAATACACTAAGCCATTTTCAGTATAAAGCTTATTAACAATATTACCATCAAAGGTCATCAAGCTTTCCCATGAATAACTCTTTGCCGCCTGCCAATCAGATAACATACTTTTGACTTCTTGCCACATTCTATATGTGAAAATATATTCCACAGCTAAATGTGCGGGCTTTATATCCTCAATCGCTGCCTTTATGTCCTCTATATTTGGTGGCACACCCTTTTTACTTATAAACTTTACAATAAAGGTGTAATTATTCGGTTGCTCTATAATGTCTATCTCACCATAAACAAAGGAATTTGCTACATTGCGAATCATTGCCTTTGTAACAGTGCCTGTGCCACGAAGACGAGAGAGGATTTTTCCTCTGCGTGTATCCGCCGAAAGACTACTTTCAACTGCAATTCCTAAATCTTTTTCGTACCGCCAAAGCTCTCTATCAGTTAGCACCACAAAGAACTGATTTTCTGTATCAATAACATCATTTAAAGCAGTATCGCATTCAAGGTTCAGCCCCTTAAAAACCTCTTTCATTACCTTTGAATTTCGATAATAGTTAGGTAGATGTGTCATTAAATCATTCATGTAAGCACCACCTCACCAAGTACAGCAACCTCATTTTCATCAATATCAATGTTAATTGTACCGCCATTAACCAATAAATCGGTATAATCCAAAACACCGTCAACGGACAAAATTGCACCGCCAATATGGGCATAAGAAATATAGTCCTGCGAAAAGGCTGTGCGTTTTAAATATGCTCCAATTAAGCTTTCAATTTTAGGAATTACGGTTTCAAGTGATGTGCTGGCAAGAAGGGTTAATGTAGCCGACACATTAATACTAAGCGGAACAGCACTTTCTACTGTAATACTTGCCCCAATTGGACGGCTATCCTCAATTTTAGCTGTTACCTCATCAATTAGGCTTTGGCTTGCCACACCTCTGTTTGAGTTGATTATGATTACTTTTACCGTGCCAGCACCGTTCCATAATGGTAATACCTTAACATCACCAACCCCTGTGACCTCTTTTGCCCAGTTAATATAGTGATATTTATTACCACTTGAAACTGGTGCAGATACCTTATCAAAGTACCTCTGACGAAGTTCCTCGTCCGTTTCAGTATCATATCCGCCAGTAATTGCATCAACATTTGTTACCCCAGTAAGCCCTGCCAGAGTTACAGGGAATTTCTTTATACTGCCAATTGGAACATTACCAACAGAGCCTGCGGTGTCGCACTGCACATTAACTGTAATACTGCCACCAACAGGTATGGTTTTAGTTTCGATGCAACTAAATACAACACTATCGGAAGAAACCTTGTCACCTGTGTTAATTACAGTTCCAACGGTTCCAGTTATGGTAACACTACCCTTTGCAAATGTAGCAATCTTGCGTATTAAACCCTGCTCGGCTACCTTGTTGTCTAAATATGCACCAGTTGCTGTAACAGCAAAACCATTAAGCAAAATATTTTCAAGCTTTGCATAAGTTTGCTCTAATTCTATCGCAAGTGGTTTGCCTACGTCATAAAAAAAAGACCCAACGGTCTTGTCATATTCACTACTTATTTGGTCTAATAATCTTTGTAATATCTGTTCTTTACTATCCGACATTTAAACTTACCCCACTTCCTAAGGTACTACCGTCCTTTAATACTACTGTAAATTCTGCCGTAATTCCTGCTTCATCTCTTATTAAAGTTAGCCCACTAATACTACTTATTTGCGGATGTTGAAATAGTGCTTCCTCAATTTCACGTTTTAATTCGCTCTCGACAAAGGATATGGAATAATTCGTCCCAACAATTAAGTCCTCGATACTCGTTCCATAATTTAAGCCCTCATATACAGCAAATCTACCTTTTTCTGTACGTAGTATCTTTTCAACCCATACCTTTATAACTGTTACATCATCAGAAACAACAAGCCTTCCATCATTTATAATGAAGTCACCTGTTGTAAAATCAAATATATATGACTTGCCCATTGTAGCTGTTGCATTATTTACAACAATATCACTTGGTAAATCCGTTGTTTGTGGAAACATATTAATTCACCACCCCAATTACAATAAAATTTTGACCATCTGCGTACGGCAGAAGCACAACCTCACGCCCAATGTCGCTGTATTCCGCATTATGTTGCAACACCACACACATAGTAAGGTGTGAACCATCAAGGATTATCTTATCACCCAAACGAATGCGTACAACAGGAAGCTCAATAATGCTTCCAATCATAGGCGAGTAAACTCCCTGGTTTTCTCTTTCCTTAAATAATTTTGCAAGCTCTGACACTGAATCCAACATTATCACCCCAAATCAATTTTCATTTTGTGAACTCCATTTGACAATGTGTGACTCACACTCTCAATTAGATACACACCTTCAATTCCTGTCATAGACTCTGAAAGTTCAAGGTACCTTCCTGCCCTGACATTATCATCACCCAAAAGTTCAATGCTTGATTTTACCGAAACCTTTGCAAGCTTTGAAAGTTCACTATTTGCCACTGTTCCTGCATCTTGTCCGTCTTCTAATTTTATAACATCCTGCAACAAGCCATAACGATTTATAAGTGTATTATCTTTAACAGTTTTTAGGACTTTAAAGCCTTTTTCATCGCCCGATATAACCTTAATGCTGTTTTTCAACTCTTCAATGCTACGAGTTACCTGTGGATTAGAAATCAATTTATTTATTGGTGTAGGTGTAAGATTTTCAGCAAAAGAAAAAACACCACTAGTTGTGATGTTTTCAGGTTTATTAATATATAACCCTTCTGGTCGCATTTCCATATAATAACCATCACCAAGAATATCCTTTATAATATCCGAAAGTGGTTTATCTGTATATATTTTCGTTATAGTTGACGGAAGTGGACAAATGTATGAAACTGGCACATCAAAGTCACTACATATTTTGCGTATAGCCTTGCCTGCGTTCATACGGTTGAATTGGTATGTTTCCTTGCTTTTATTAAGATAAAATGCAAAGTCACATGCGGTATACTTCCTTGCTGACCTACCATTCCTATTTTCAGTTAGTATAATTCCCTTAAATATTTCATCTCCATTTTTAAGAGATATTACATCACCTTCAGCAATTGGTGCGGTGGTAAAATATCCTGTATCGGAATATGCAACCTCAAAATCCATTGTAACTGCAAGTTCATTTATACTTGATTTCCAAGATAAATTACCAACAACTCCCGTTATATTGTGCCACTGGCTTTCGTGGTAACACCATAGTTCATGCAAAATAACCACCTCCAAAATGACATAAGAAAACCCTATGTTAATTAAACATAAGGCTAAATTCTAACTTATAATACCATGATGACCTATATCTAATAATATAATTATAATATCATCGTCATATCTCCAAAGAATCCTAATATCCATATTTACACTCATTTCAAAAAGATTACGAATCCCTTGAACTTTTTTTGTCCTCAATGATGGATAAAAAGGGTCTACTGACAGCATTTTAATTTTCTTCGCAACCATTTTTTGCTCTTCAAAAGACAGCTTCTTAAGATTTTTTTCAAAATCCTTCGTGAACTTCAGTTTATAGTTCATCAATCTTTATACCCATATCACCAAACATTTCTGCTACATTATCGTATGATTTCAAGTCCTGTTTAACGCCTTCTGTTTCTTTTATTATTCTTGCTATCTCTTTTATTTTGTCTTTTGGATATACAACAACTGGGCAGAGAAATATGCCACCATCTTTTGCTATGACATCGAATTTATCGCCTTCGATTACGCCTATAGATTTGGTTATCTCAGCAGGTATGGTAATTTGAGAACGCCCTCTTAATTCTACTAACATAATGGTCAACTCGCTTTCTGACATTCTGATTTTCTTACAATTTCATTATACTCCTCATCAACTTATTATGCAACAATTTTTAAAAAATATTTTAAATAATTTTAAATTCAGAGAAACTTATTGTATAACCCAAATCACCATCTGCTTTTATAGTGTACTCAAAACTGTCAATTACAACAGCCATATTTATTGGAGTATCAGTAATTATGAGCCTCATCGGAACACGCCTTGCAATCCAGGTGTCAATTGTGTACACATAACCGAAACCTTTATCGCTCCTATCCCTTAGAAACGGGTAATCTCTTACAGGGAAGAAACTGGAAAAGCTAAGGCTTTTAAGCCCTGTAAGTCCTATTAATTTAAGTTCACCTTGTGTTATAGTTTCAAACGTATCATTCTTTTGTGGCTTTGTTACAGTAAAAGCAGAGGGCAGGACTGGAAATTTCATAACCTGCTCTCTGTTATTAATTGAAAGATAAATGTCCATTAGCTGCCCCCTCTACATATTTGAAAGTGCCAACTTTAATCTTGGAACAAGCTCACCGATAATTTCATCAACCGTTAAATTTGTGCCGTTGATGTTTATATTAATATGGTTTTCCGTTTTGTTTCCTGCCTTATTAAGTGGTGTAACAGATGCACCTCTTGGTAGGTTTAATATTTCAGCACCACGTTCACCGACCATTACACTTCCTGCCCTTTGAATAAGACCGCCACTTGCAAGCATTGGTATCTGTGGCACAGGTAAGTTTGGTATTGCAGGAATGCCGAGTGCTCCCGATACAGAGTTCACGCCATTTATTAATCCGTTTATGCCTCCGACATAGCCTTTTATTAATATATTGATTGCACTGCAAATGCCATTTATAACACCTTTAATAATATCGCCTGCGGATACAATAGCACCTTTTATTCCCTCCCACATGCCAATGAAGAAGTTTCTGAACCCTTCGTTGTTTTGCCAAAGCAGGGCAAATACACCAACAATCGCCATAACACCGAGAACTATCCACCCAATAGGGCTTGCTAAAAATGCAGCATTTAAAAGCCACTGTGCTCCAGTTAATGCACCAGTTGCAGCAACCTGTACCCATGTAACAACAGCATGTGCTCCCTTAACGATTGCATCCCATGCATACATACCAATTAAAATACCAGTTTGTATAATATCTTTACCTCTCCAAATAGCCCACGCTAATTCTATGCCTAATGCCCCTGTTTGTGCTGCTTTCCATAAATTAATTGCACCAGTGTATATATTCATTGCGATAGTTACTGCCTTAGTCCAAGCTGTGGATATTAATAATGCACCGTTGTATATTATTATTGCATTTGTTACTCCCTCAACGATTGGTTTAATTTGTGACCAGTTATCGTTAAAGTAGTTATATATGTCAGATATTTTTTGCACGACATCTGCAAGTATTCCTACAAGTGCAGGCAAGCCCACATCTTTAACCCAGTTAATACTTGGCTGTGCATTGTCAAATGCAGATTTAAGTTTCAAACCTATATCTATAAAAACAGCCTTTATACTTTCAAACTTAGGTCTGTTAGCTTCAATAGCTGATTTTATATTATTAAATGCAGAAACACCCCAGTCACGCATATTCATAAAAGCAGTAACGAGTGGTGGTATGATATTATCTTTAATCCATAAAAGTGGTGGTTTTATGGCACCGACCGCACCTGATATTGCAGAACTTACCACTGGTATTTTAGAAGCCATAAAACCCAATACCATTGTAATTACTGGATATAGCTCACCGCCTATGGTTTCTTTAACATCGCCCCATGCATTTTTAAGTTGTATAATTCTGCCCTCTGGTGTTTGTGCCATTTTCTCTGCAAGACCACCATAGTTCTGCTTTAGGACTTGTATAAGGGTTGTGGTCTTTTGAGCTTCTGTACCGTTTTTAAGGATTGATTCTTGTGTCTTATCAAAGGTTACACCAACACGAGATAATGCTCCAACCTGTCCTTGCATAACCTTACCCATAAGATTTACACTACCAATAACCTGTTCTTGTGTTACATTTACCCCATATGTACCAACTGCTAAATCATTCATAGCAGGTAATAGTTTCTTAATATTGTTACCATTTAAAGCAAATGTAGCAAGCTGTGATGCACCAGCAATTGCAACGTCGTCCTCAACAACTGTTAGCTTTTGTAGTTCACTTGCATATGATTTTACAGCATCAATTTGTGCTAAGGTAGTACCTTTTACGTTGCCCATAAGCTGGTCAAGCCTTGCGTTAGCATTCGCTGATTCATTGGCGGCTGTAACACTGCTCATTAGAAAGTCCTTAATTGCAGAAAACCCTGCATAAGCAGCAACCAAACCGACAGCTTTCTTTGTTAGAGAAGCAATTGAGTTGCCTGTAATACCACTCTGACTGCCCATTTTTTTAAGCGAACCTGTAGCATTGGTGGTTGAGTTTCTAAGGTTATTTGTACCAGTTATAGCGTTTTTTATACCTGATGTAAATCCACCATCTCTTAAACTAAGCGTTGCCCCTATGTTTTTACGCCCCATTAATAACCACCTCCTAACGCACGTGCTTTTTCAATTTCCTCTTCAATTGCTAAATCCATACTTGCCCTATAAAAAAGCTTATCTATGTATGGCAAATTAATAATCTGTTCAGGGTTGAATCCACGCTGAAGATAGTGATGTATCATATAAATCTCACCATCTTCGGTTATTAGTTTTTTATTTCTTTTACCTTTTCAACGCCATCAATATATCCTGCGAGTTTCAAGGCTTCCTGTGCAATCTGTGGAATTTCACCCTCGTCAAATAGCACCTTTACAATGTCCATAGGTTCAATGCAACCAAATTCTGCCTGAAGTTCCTTGTCTTTCAGATTTGGCTCTATAACACATTGATAAACAGCATAAATATCACCGTTGTCCATACCAACTGCATCTTGTGCAATACCTGCATCTGGTGCTTTTATTGTTATAACCCCATCAAGGGATTTAATATAAAGTTGTGCTGTCTTGGGTGTTTTCTTGCTTTCTAAAATAGCTTGTTTCTTGGCTATAATATCTTTTAAGGTTAATGCTGTATTTTTGTTCATAATATTAAAACTCCTTCTGTTTTTTATTTTGGAACCACAATATCGGCAAAATAGTAATCTGTAAATCCGCCACCGAACTCCTCTTCACCTATTTTGCCACTTTCAAATTTCATAAGTGTTAACTCATTCAACCAGCAATTCTCCAATATTAATCGTTCACTGCCATAGGAATCAGGGTCATCAATTTTCCCTATAAACTGGCTGCGGACATCTCTACCTTCCTTGATAGCATTGGCAAAAAGTATCTGTCCACGAGAGAATATCTTTTTAATTTTAAAACTATACTCGCCCGAAAAACCTGTCATTTTGCTATCTTTACCCATTGTGCCAACAAACGAAATGTCCTCACGGTCTATTTTAATCTTTGCTTCAAATGAATCTACCTCAAAAATGGGCTCTCCATTCCAATATAGCATGCCATATTTTCCGTTCATTACCCTTGGTGCTGTTGGTTTAACTGCCATTTTCAATCACCTACCTTTACATATAAATTTTGAAGGTTAAATCTTCAATTGCATCTTGTATTTTCACCTGTGCCATAACAAACAGGTTTGAGCCTGTTGCTGCTTGTTTTATATCCGTTTCGCTCCAGTCATCAATTACAGTAGTAAGTTTCAACCACTCTGTTTGGGCTGTAATATCAATGTCCGCCTTGTTGTCGAACTTATCATATAGCACACCCTGCGACTCTAAATCCTTAAAATAGCGATTAACAGCTGCAATAAATAAGATTCTGTTATCATAGCTATTAGCAACCTTACCAACATAGTTATTTTCAAAGGTTGAGCGAATATCGTCCCTTATTAAATCAATGGCTTCAACAATCTTAATCTTTTTGAATGATTCACCCTTTATATCAGTAATTGTTGTAAGTGAATTTACACCTCTACCAATCTTTATTTTACTACCGTCATTAACAAGAATAAGCTTCCCTGCATCAATATCTGCGTCAGGCGTTACACTTTCCGTTATGCTCTCAACATCTGTCAAAACAAAGTATGTAGAGCTTTGGCTAAGTGGTAATCCTGCCAATATCCCTGCAATTCGTGCTGTATATTCCATTTCCGTATAAGTTTTATTGCCAACCTTAATTCCAGCTGTGCAAAAACTAACAACTCCCTCATAATTGGAATTAGCGTTTGGTAGCACAGCCTTAAAGGTCTTTTTGTTTGTGTCACGTTGTTCTTTAATCCAAGTAACTATTGTAGCAACATCAGCAGTTATAATCCCCGGAATGGCTAAATAGTTAAACACTTTGTTTTTCAGCCTACCGAGAGCAGCGGTGTATGTATCAGTAGTGCCGATACGTTCTACAATTACTCTTGATGGATTGCCCATAAAGGCTTTTGAAATATAATCCTTGTTTGTAGCAGTCCAATGCGAAGTAACAATCTCGCTCTCACTTGTATAAACCTTATTATCAAATGTTCCTGTATTATCCTTTAGGATAAGTGCCACAATGCCACGTTCACTACGCTTTATAACGCTATCAGCTTTGGTTTTAAAATCAATTAGAATTTGTGGTAACCCCATCAGTCCTCAACTCCTCACTTATTTTTATATCTTGCATTTTCTCATATTCTGGCAAGGTTGCATTAGTATTTTGCATAAAGGTAATATTGAAGTTCAAAATAAGGGCACTTGCATCCATTTCAAATGTTAACCCTTCTGCGTTTAAATACCTATCATCAACCTTTAATGGGTCAGCAAACATTTCCTTTAAAGTTTGCGAAACAATTATACACGCCTCTGATGTTTCCAAAAGAGGTATATACCGTATTTCTACATTAACTGTTGCCAGTTCATAAAATACATTTTGTGTTTCAATATCTGCTGGCAATATATCAATGAAATATGCGGGCTTTGCAAAACCCTCTTTTACCTCACTTGCTATTACAATCCCACCAATACTCTTAATTCGTTCAGCAATGGCTGTCTTTATATCAATTAATATCATAATTCCAAATCTCCTAAAAGTTTATCCATCATTTTTTCCACATCATTATTAAAAGAGGTGGTTACTGCCTTCATAGCTTTTTCAAGCATAAATTTACCTTCGACACGACCACCGACAGTTATGCCACGAACAGCACGTTGCACAACATTAAGCTCACGACCACCTTGCCTAAGCTTACCTCCACGAACTAAGAGATGTCCTAATTCGACAAGATGTGCATGTGGCGCTTGTGATTGCACCCTAACAACACGTGACTGCCTATAAGTCTTTGGAGGCTTAACTCTCCACGATGCTCGCAGTTTCTTTGTTTTGCCAACAGGAGTGTCGGCCTTTGTTTTGCTTTGGGCTAACCTTGCACCAGCTATAAGCAGTGCATCTGACTTTTCAGGGTACTTATTTACTGCTTTTTTAAAGGCTTTGTCCAAATCATCAAAACCGAACAAACTGTTATCAGCCATAATATAATCCCCCTATGAAAAATCTTGTGCAGTATTTTTATCCGTTTCGGTGCAAATAATCTGCAATTCACGGTTACGTTCCTCAACATTTAGCACTGATTGAATAAGCAGTTCCTTATTTTTAAACAGTATCCTCATATCTGAAGTAATACCACTAAAATATCTTGTTGTAACCCTGTATGTGGTTTCAGCCCTTATCTTTTGGGCTTCTTGATATTCTCTGCCAGTCATAGGGTTAACATCACCTGCTACCGAATATTCAGATATGGCAAGTTCATGTGCATATGGCGTACCATCTTTCATAACAAGAATTGCATTGCCTATATTATCGTGCATAACATAAACATCACCATCAGATACGTTAAGATTATTATTTAATCCAGGCTTGAACGGAATATATGCAGGAATTGTTTCGCCCATTGAGTTTATAATATTATTACTTGGCTTTAGAAATATAATCCTATTCTTTAATTTACTAAACTGCACCTAAAACGCCGCCTTTCTATATGGGTTTAACAACATATATACAACGCTTGGCATTCCTTCTTTTGTGCCTTCACGGTTTTCAAAAAAGTATCCGATTATAATTAGCATCGCTTGTTTTAGTGCTAACGGCATTTCTTGGGGTAATTCCTCAAGCCTTAAATAATTTAGCACCATTTCAGATGCTAAAAGGATGAGCACATTTAAGTACCCATCCTCGTCTGAAACATCGACCCTTAAAAAAATTTTAACTTCACTCAGTTGTAACATTTTTAGCACCTGCTTTTGGTATAGCGATCTTTATTTCCTCAGCATAATCAGCCTCTATCCACTGCTTTGCTACAACGTTATCAACATCAACTTCTTCCCCTGCATGATAACTAAAATTAACACCCGATAATGAAACTTTAAGCAATATTTTCATATTACACCTTCATTTGCATTACTTTTACTGCTTCAGCAAGAGTAAGCTTTCCATCTACACGTTCGGATGCTTTGAAACCTACCTGACCATTTACAGCATATAGCTCATTTAACCTTTGAAATGCTCTGCCTTGACGGTCTGCAATCCAATAGTGTGAGAAATCACCAAAGGCTATAACTTTAGCAGTAGAAGCAATTGTAGGTATAAACACTGATGTCTTCACTGGTCTGTTTAAAATAGTGTCAGGTGTTCCTGCTTGTACAGAAGGCTGCCATAAATAATTTCCTGTGCTATCTTTAAGTTTGCGGATAACCTTAACAGTGCTATCATTTAATAACCAAGCTGAATTATTTCTGTATGGTTCACGCAATGAATAATATAAATCAATAATTTCATCAAATGTTATAGCGTTATTAACAGCAGTTGTTACACCAAGCTCTGCCATATTTACTATACCTGTTGGCTTGCCAGTACCGTTTCCAACAACAAAAGCCTCTTCCTCAGCAGAACCAATACGTCTTGCAAATTCCTTGGCAATATAGCTTTCCAAGTTAAAAACGCTGTCATTTAGCAGTTCCTCTGAAACTTTAATCATAGTTACAAGTTTATGAGCACCCAATGTAATCTGCCCAAAAGCATCATCACTTTCTGGTGCAGGAGCTTCCTCAGCTACCCACGAAGCGGTACCCCTTGAAGCCACAACAGGAATAATCTTATCTCCAAATGAAGTGGTTATGGTCTTAGCAAGGGAACGCATAATGTTATTATCAACAAGCGATGCTATTAAAGTCTTTTCAAATTCATCAGGAACAAGGTAACCGCCTTCTGCATCTGTTCCAATTTGCAAAGCATTATATACCTCGCCATTAGTACCCTTGCTACGCATATTCTTCCAAAATGCGTCTTTGTATGTGTTGCTTGCCCTGCCTGTTTTATTTTCATTATTAAGATTATCAAGTGGATTTGGTTTAATGGCCTGATTTACTGGCTTGTTTAGTTCCATATCCATTGCTACTTGGCGTTCTAATAGGTCAATTTCACGACCCATTGCAACAATATCGCCCTCCATTTTTTCGTATGTAGTCATATCCTCTGCGGAAAGCTTACCATTATCAGCCTTTTTACTGTCTAAAAATGCCTTGGTATCCTCCCAAAGTTTAGCCCTGCTTTGTCTTAATTCTAATATTTTTGACATAATATAAATCCCCCTATTATTTTATTAGTTCTAAACGCTTACTTAACTGCTTGTACTCGTCATCGTTGCTTTGTGATGCTGGTTCTGGTGTTTTCTTTTTGGTTAGCTTATTTGCAAGGCTTGCTACTACCGTACGCTTATCAAACATAAATGAATTGAAAGCAAAATCTACCTGCTCATCTGCCTGTTCTGGTTTGTATAACATTTTATCCGCAAAGCCCATTTCAACAGCCCTTTTTGCACTGAGCCACGTTTCGGCATCCATCATATTTGAAATCTTTAGCCTTGACATGCCAGTTTTAAGTTCATACACATTAATAATTGATTCCTTTACTTCATTTAACATTGCAATTGCACCCTCGAAGTCACCTGTTTCACCAAATACCATTGTTGCAGGATTGTGAATCATTAGCATTGCACTCGGTGACATTTCCACACTATCACCAGCCATTGCAATAACTGAAGCAGCACTTGCTGCAAGCCCATCAACCTTGACGGTTATATTTCCATCATGCTCTTTTAGCATAGTGTAAATCTGCGCCCCAGCGAAAACATCGCCCCCTGGACTATTAATCCATACAGTAATATCACCACTGCGAAGGCTCAATTCACTTTTAAATTGCTTAGGTGTAACTTCGTCACCCCACCAGCTCTCTTCGGCAATAATGCCGTCAATTCGCAGTGTATTCTCTTCGCATTTTACCCAATTCCAAAATTTAAACATTGCTTGTTCCCCCTTTCGTTCCATCATATTTTTGTGTCCATAAGCCAGCCTGAGATAATTTTGCAAAATTACCGTTTACATGCATATCATCTCCGCCTTCTTCAGCTGGGATAAGGTTCATATCCTCAAGCTCCCTGATATTATTAACACTCATCCAACCATTTTGCCTTGCAACAGCATAGCCTTCCATTCGTGTTTTAAAGTCACCACGAAGGAGTCCTTCAACCGCAAATTTAGGAAAATATATACCCTTTTCATTTGGTAGCAATAGGCTTTTAGCCATTGCTTGCTCCAAGCGAATTAGCCAAGGGCGGATGGTGTATATAACAAACTCTAATGATTGGTTTTCTATATTAGAAAATGTACTACGCTCTAAATCACCAACCATATGAGCGGGAACTCTAAACATTCTGCAAATTTCTGCAATTTGGAACTTCCTTGTTTCCAGAAACTGTGCCGCATCTGGTGGTATACCTATTGGTTTATATGACATGCCCTCCTCGAGCACAGCAACCTTATGAGCGTTATTACTCCCTTGATATACAGCGTTCCAAGAGTCACGAACCCTTGCTGGGTCTTTCACCACACCTGGATGTTCAAGCACCCCACCTGGGTTAGCACCATTTGCAAAAAATTTAGCACCAAATTCCTCTGTGGAAAGCGAAAGTCCAATTGCTTCCTTTGCCATAGAAATTGGTGAGTATCCAATAAGACCGTCATATCCCAAAGCTGGTATGTGCATAACTTCATCTGCCCTAAGGTTAAGCTCACCGCTACTTGTTTGGTAGCAATAATATATTTCACCACTATTACCAAGCCTGCCAACTCGCATACGGTCTGGCAAAAGTGGCCATAGTTCTATAACATTGCCCCTGCCGTCACGCACGATATATGTGTAGGCATTACCCCATAACAAAAGATGACTCATAAGCGTTTCCCTAAACACAAATGAAGTCATCTCTGGATTTGGTGCATCGTGTAGTAGATAATATAGCGGATGTTTATATGCCTTTTCCTTGCCAGTATCTGTATAATTATACGTATGCAGTGGCAAGCTTGCGATAGTTTCTGATAGTATGCGAACGCAGGCATTAACAGCTGTGGTCTGCATTGCAGTTCGTTCATTTACCGCTTTACCTGAACCTGACATACCACAGGCATAAAGAAACCCACTAAAGAAATCATTAGTGGGGCTTGCTCTTGAATTAAAAAATCGTTGTAAAAATGGTAGTTTCAAACGCATTACCTCTATTCTATAATTTTTTGCATATTATCAAATATAAATCATATAATAATATTGTTCGGATATAATTGGTGAAAATAGTAACCGAGATACGAATCTCGGGGGGGCATTAAAAAGATGCCAAGCAAAAAGAGCTGTGTATCCCGCATAGCTCTTTTTGCAATTTACACGCTTAAAATGCCTCTCGTATCATAGACTGAACCACCTGCATTCTGGCACTTTATTGCTCTATCAAGTGCCATTATTAGTGCCACAGCACCATCTATTTTTTCAGTTGACTTTTCTTTATCAGGCTTTATATTACCTGCTGGGTCTGTTTTAATAAATATATTATCCATATTCCACCTAAGTACAGGCTGTCCACCGTGAGCTATTTTTTCTGATAGAGTTAGTCGCATAAGATCCTTTGTTGGTCCATTCATATCCTTGTAGCCTTGCCCGAATGGCACAACCGTAAAGCCTAAATCATCAAGATTTTGTGTCATTTGGGTTGCGTTCCAACGGTCAAATGCAATTTCCTTTATATTATATTTTGTATTGAGCTCCTCAATAAAGGCTTCAATAAAACCATAATGAACAACATTCCCTTCAGTAGACTTTATATAACCTTGTTTTTCCCAAGCATCATAGTTAACATGGTCACGCCTAACTCTTAGTGGTATAGTTTCTTCTGGTAGCCAAAAGAATGGTAGAATTTGATACTTATCATCATCATTAAGTGGAGGAAATACCAATACCAATGCTGTTATATCTGTTGTACTTGATAAATCAAGCCCGGCATAGCACTCACGTCCTCTTAAACTTTCTGCATCTACTGCAAAATTACATTTATCCCAAATGTGCATCGGCATCCAACGTACTGATTGTTTAACCCAAAGGCACAATCTTAGCTGTTTAAATGAGTTTTCCTCTGATGGATTTTGCCTTGCATTTTCACAGGCAATAGCCAGTTTTTCTGCATCAACGGTAACCCCTAAGCTTGGATTAGCTTTTTTCCATGTTGCAAGCTTTGTCCAATCATCGTTTTCATCAGCAGCATAAATGGTGGGGAAAAAAGTATAGTCAGTCTTTCTGCCTTTTAAAATATCTACCGCTTTAGAATGCATTTCATACCCAATACTATGCATATCATTACCAGCAGTAGTAATAAGGAAGTTTAAAGGTTGCCTTCTTGCATCAGATGCACCATGAAGCATAACCCTTGCCATCTCCCTATTTGCAACATGAAGCTCATCATATAAAACCGCATGTGGATTTATACCGTGCTTTGAATACGCCTCGCTTGATAGAACTTGATAAAAACTATTCGTATCTGCGCAGGCAATACGCTTTTGTGATGCCATAACCTTGAGCCTTTTGCTCAGTGCTGTAGATAAACTAATCATATCAACAGCAACAGTATATATTAAACTTGCCTGTGCTCTATCTGCTGCACACGAGTATATTTCAGCACCATATTCACCATCAGCCATTAACATATACAGTGCAAGTGCTGCGCCGAGCTCTGTTTTACCTTGTTTCTTGGCCACTTCAACATATGCAGTAGTAAATTGCCTATACCCGTTAGGTTTTATAATTCCAAATACATTACGAACAATTTCTTTTTGCCAAGGCAATAGTTTGAAAGGTTTATTGTACCACTCACCTTTAGTGTGCCTTAAACTTTCAATGAAGGCGACTGCATATTCAGCTTTGTTATTATCATAGGTTGATGTTGGCAGTGCAAATTTCGTAGGAGTAAAGATTTCGTGCTTTCTTTTTGCAATAACAATCGCCTCCTTCCAATAAAATGAGCAACAAAAAAGGCCCCAACTTGAAATTGAGTGCCTTTAAAAAAGTATTGCTTTTTGTTATCTTTCCCCAGTGAGTATAAATTTCGAATATTCCTTTCTATGGTATTCAATCAAGAAATATAGCTCATCGAAGTTTTTATGATGTGCCTCTTGTTGTACTTCTGCCGCCGAGAACATGTTAAACTTACCTTCATTTTTTATAAAAATAATTTGTTCGATTACCTTGTCGGATAAGATATAATTCTTATGCTCCGCTATTAGCTCTGTGCAATCAGGAATATAACTTGAGTACCTTAGATAATGATACCCCTCACAATTTCCAATTATAATATCACTACCGCCATCTGCCATAATACCGATGCAATGCCACAGTCTATTGGTGTCAATGTATTGGAATTCTGCGTTGTTGCTTATAAAATCAAAATCATCAAGCAGGTTTTCTTTGAAATGCTCCCATTGGTTAATTGGTAGTTCAATTATTTTCTCTATAACAAATTCTGATTTATCACGTTCTTGACCAGTTCTGCTTTTAAGCTCATCAATATTTACAGCTTTTCTTGCGAAAAATGCTTTGCTCATAATTTTTACCCTACCCTTCTGTATCCTAAATCATCTTTATTAAAATAGCTATATCCGAGTTCCGAGCAGTCAGGGTAGGTGGCATTGTAACAAAAGCAGAACTCACCATCTTTCGAATCCAATTTATAGCCACGCTCTGCTATTTCCTCTGCGGTTTTAAGTGGCAGGGTAATTAGCACCATATCGTCTAAAGTGTTTACCGCAATGTGCGTTATAACTGTTGTTTTATCTTCCACGTACCTAAATGCTAACCTTAACACCTCGTCGCTATCTATTCCAGGCTGATTTGCATTTTTGAAAAACACATCAAAATAGTTTAACAAACCTTTGATTACCTCGGCATCGCCCTTTACTGGCACGAACATTCCCATAAGTGATGCCTCAGCTCTTGCCGATATTTCACTCTTAGTCATTTTACTGGGACACCTCTTTTTCATAATAACATTTATCACCAAAATGGTTTGTTATACGTTCAATTATATAATCGCTATCGAATTTTTGTTCTTTTACAGTAATGGTAAGGCAAGGGTCTGAGTGGGTTAGTGCAATTTGACCTTTAAAATTAAACGATGCGATATACCTTTCACCAGTCTTTTTACCCTCCACATATATCCAGTTATGAAAATCGTCTAAAGTGTCGTATTTTTTTAATAATTCGCAATTTGTCATTTTACTTTGCCACTCCTTATACCAGGGAAATTATAGTTTCCAAGTTTTATCTGTTCGTGGTCAGCTTCAACTGCTTTTTTGTAGTCTGGGTCTTGCCTTTCTTTGTTAGAGCAGGGGATACAGATGCAGTCCGTACTAAACATTGAGCAAATCCTCCCATCTTTAAGTGAGCCGCCACAATGCGTGCAGGTAGTGCGAGTGAAAAAATCATCCATTGTTAACCATTGCCCCTTCCTCATATAACTCTTTTTGCACCATCAGCATTTCAACAATAATTTTAGCATAAATGCCATTATGTGCTTTGCGGTCTATTGCGTATAAATCACAGCCCTCAGCAAAGTCAAACCAAACATCAAAAATGCCAACGTCCTCGTCAATAGTGGTATTGAAATTAACGAATATTTCTGTTTTTAATATATCTTTATCCTTTTTGCCCCATTCCCTTTTAACTAATTCTGTCAATTCCCTGATTATTTCTTTCGAAGGCACAAATGCAAAACATACGCATTCGCCATCTGAGCTTATTTCTACTTTTTTATCCATTATCATTGCCCCCCATTAATTAGTTCCGAATAACAAAACAGTAGCCTTAGTGCCTTCTTCTTGCGTATCATAAAATTCATTGTAGCCAAGTTTAGGGGTCATAAATCCTTCGGCTAAAAATTGCTCATTTCCAATGTGCGACTGACCATTTCCCTCGCTGTCAATAGAAATTGCAACCAATGCATCAGGTTTTTTTAGTTCTTTCAAAGCTATAATAAGCTCCCTTACAGTAATTGCTTTCATTGCAAAGCTCCCTTCAAATATATAATGCCACCATTTAGGGTGGCTTAGTTCATATGATACTTGTAAATTCTAATTTGCTCTGATAATAATTTGACCTTTGCACCAGCTAATGTTAGCCCATCAACTTTGGTTACATAAGCTCCACCAAAATCAGTAGCTAAATGAACTGTTATATTTTGTGCCTCTGCTATAACCTTTAGCTTTGCTTCTTCAAATTCGGCTATTGCCTCGTCAAGCTGTTTTTCTAATTGCTTTAAATAGCAATCCGTTTTAGTTTCAACAATTATGAATGCGCCTGTTTCTAAAAGCTCATCAATCTCACTTTGGCTGTAAATAAGCACCTCATTGTCCTTGCTATCGAGGGAAGCGAAAACCTTATCCTTGCCATTTACCCCCACCAATTTGTAAGTTTGCCCAGCCTTTGTCTTTATTGTCACTCTGACGCACCCCCATCAATGTTGTGAAATTCCTCAAATTCCTGAATGTGTTTGTCCATCAAGACCTCAGCTATCGTTGAATCAAAATCATTAAGCAGGTTGTCATCAAAATCCCAAAAGCCAAGCATATCTTCTAAGACCTCTCTTAGCTTTTCAACATCTGCCTTTGAATCGTCTTGCCCTAATACTAAAATCTTTTCAACTGCTGTTTGTGTTAAGCCTCTTGCTGTAGCCATCATAGTAATTTCGCTCATTTACAATCCCCCTAATCTATAATTAGTGTATAGTATAGCTCTAATAAGGGTATATTGGAACATATAATAGCTACAATGATTAAGGTTATATTTGTGTATCAACCACAAACTTTAACTATGCCAGCCATAACGAAATTAACGCATGGAAGTGAAACACCATTCCCCCACATTTTATATTCAGCACTATCAGAATAAGGGTTTTTAAGCCACTTTATAATTTGTTTTATGCTTTTTGGTTTAGAAGACGTTCCAATAATTTTTCGGTGAGTTTCAAAAACATCAGCCCAAAATGATATATCAACATCGGTTGGGTTTTCAGTTTCCAAATCAGAACACCAAAAGCTTGGAAACCCTTGCAATTTTAGACACTCAAATGGTGTAAGCCTTCTTACAGTGTATGTAGGTTCAACTATTCCGTTTTGATAACCAGGATTAGTACCATTTACTATTGTATTTGCCTTTCCGTCCTGGCGATAACACTGGCTCTCTGCCTTCATTTGTGGGTAAAAGCTTGCTGGTTGTGCAACAGCTGATGGTCCCTGTGCATTTAAGGTAGATGTTTTACCATCTGCGCTTATCCCAAGGTTTCGTGCAAAATTTTGCCCACAATTAAAGGTTTCACGGTCAATTGCATATACAACACCATGTCGGTCAACAGTATTTAATGTAAAACTAACATCTTCATTAATACCATCGCCCCTTGGGCCATTCTTATCAGCTCTACCAATCATGCTACCTTGCAAGGCAACAACAGCAATACCACCTTGATTATTATTCCGCATAATAAGTTATCCTCCATTTCATAAAAATACCGAAGAATACTGCAAAAAAAATGCATATTCTTCGGAATAATATTTTGTTACTTCAAGCAATAAAGACGTTTAATAATATTATCATCGCCTTCCCAAACGGCAAGGACATCAGATATTGCTGTGTTTTTTGACGTTGCTTTTTTTAGTGCTTCGCTTTTCATTTCAGTATCTGCGTAAGCATAAATTTTGGTGGTGCTTGTATTTGCATGTCCCAAATATTCGCCAACCAGTGGAAGCGGTATCCCAGAACGATACAAATGAATGGCTCTTGTGTGACGGAATTGATGAGGGTGTACTTTGAGTGGAACATGCGGGTTTTCTTTTCTTGCTTCTCTGCCGTAATTCTTTACAAAACGAGCTACAGTGTCAGGCGACATTTGATGTCGTTGCTTGTGAATTACAGTATAAAAAAGAAAATCATCATTGCATCTTGAATCAATTGGGTGAAAAAAATTAAGGTAGCGGCGCAAATGCTCCACGGTTTTTTCCATCAAAGGCACAGAACGTGGCTTTTCGCCCTTTCCGATGAGGTAAATATACGGCGTTCCATGGTCGAGAATTAAATCGCCAATCTTAATATCAAGCATTTCTTGACATCTTGCTGCCGTATCATACATCAAAAGCATAAAGAAGCCATTTCGAAGACCCCAATGGTTTTTCATATCCGGCAAAGCGAGTAGCGTTTTCATTGCATCTTCCGTAAGGAAATCCACCACTTTGCCCGGGACTTTTTGTATTACAACATCATCAATAGCGATTTTCAGGTAAACATTTGCAATATCGGATATCTTGCAATAATTAGCAAATGAACGCAACGCCATTAATCTTTGGTTCCGAGTGCTGCTGCTACAATGTCTTTTTTCTTGTAGCCAATCAAGATATGCATTAACATTTTTTGCAGTGAAATCCTCAAATGTTAGCTTGACAATGGATATGCATTGTTCCTGCGTCAAAAAATCAACAAACTGATTAAGTGCAGTTTTGTAAGATTTTAACGTGTTTGGTCTGGAACACAGCTGTTTTGGTAAATATATAGTCAAATAGTCACGCACCATCTTGAAAAAGGAATCATCTTTAATTTTCATCGCTCTACCTCTGGTATCAGCACAGAAAATCTCGCTGATATTTCAGGCGGAAGCTGTGAAAAGAGTTCAGGAACAAGATGAATGTAATAATATGTGTGTTCAAATCGTTCGTGTCCCATATATGCGCTTAAATACGGAACACAATTTTCTAAATCACGACCTTCTTCAAGCCAACGATAAAGAGTGTGAGTTGCGAATGTATGTCTAAAATCATATGGTCTTGGCGGATTGCCGGCAATTTCCGTAAGTCCGGCATTGTTTAAGCAACGAGATAAGATATCTCTTACCCAGTGTCTTCCATATGCTTCAGAGTTTTTTCCGTTGCTCGGAAAAAAGTAGTCACTGTTAGGCATTACCCGCCTAACCGCAATATCATATTTCCTGCAAAGTTCAAGCATACTGCTGTCCATAACGATAATTCTATCTCGATATCGTTTGGATTCAGGGATAAAAATAGTACCTTTTTCTAAATCAATATCCTTTCGTTTTAGTAACCGCCCCTCATAAGGGCGCAAGCCTCCAGCATACAGTAACCGTAGTAGAACAGGAGCAACCAAGTGATTTGTTGGGTAGTTATGATCGGCGTACAAGGCGTCCACCGCTTCAAATATTAGCGTTAATTCATTCTCTGTGAAAATGTGCGGTACATAGCGACGATTAGGGCATTTACCACAGTTTCTCGGGATTACAAAGGCTGGGATATCGTTTCGTGTCATATATCGAGCTAACTCTCTGATAGAACTCATGCGCCTTGAAAATCCTTCTTTGCCTTCGTCAGAATATGCTTTGCCCCACGACATCGCCATCTCACGCGTCAACGTTGTTTCTTTTGGGAATGACACCATACACATTGCATCAAAGTTAATTAAATATCGTATATTGCTTTCGTATTTAAATCCGAATGCACGCTTTTGTTGTAAAAAACTTTCAATATACTGTGCCAAATTGCTATTAAATGTTTCGTTCAAGCTGTCCACTCCTTTCGACTTTGATATTTCCCCATCGGCATAGCGCATTGTCTTAAATGTTCTATGTCAAGAGCCATATATCGCTTCGTGGAGCTTAACCTTGCGTGTCCCAAAACCTCGCTTATTACACCAACCGGAACATCAGCTTCAAGCATTAACACTCCAACGCCTCGTCTAAAGCTGTGAAAGCTTATCTTTGCCGATGTTGTTTGTGCTACGCCTGCAATGCCAGCGTACCGCTCGACTACGTCACTGATATCCGAGAGTCCGATATATGGATGTGAATTTCTCAGGAATACAGTGTTATCCTTTGAAGGCGGTCGCGCATTAAGAATGTAATCAGCAATTGCATTACCGACAGAGTTATCAAGTGGCAGCACATTGGGCTTATTCGTTTTACTTTGGACTATACGAATTTCATGTGTTTCCCAAACAATGTCACGAAGTTGTAACTGCTTTATATCAACAGCGCGAAGACCGGTATAGCTTGCCAAAAGCATCATGGCATAATCTCTTTTGCCAAGTGTGCTTCTTTTGTCAACTGCGGATAATATTTTGTTTTCTTCATCTTGCGTGAAGCCGTAATAAATCTTGCGTAAGCGCGGTGTTTTAATATCTAATGCTATCAACAATTTAGCATCAAGCATTTCGCAAGCAACATAATACGCAAGAAATTGTTTGATGCTTACTACTATATCGGTCATGGAAAACTTTCTGCGTTCGGCTAAAGCTGTCAAAAAGTCCGATATCATTGGTGAAGTAATGCTTTTTAAGTCAAAAATCGAACAATCCTCCAAATGGCATAAAAATATTGTGATGCCACTTGTTTTACTATCAATGGTTCGTTTTTTGTGCATTTTGGCTATAGACTCTAAAAAATTATCAAGCAGTGCTTGATAGCATTCTGTTAACTTTCGTTTATTTATCGGAGATAAACACCTACGAGTTATGTGTTCGTATAAATAATACTCGTCTGTCATAGACGTGAATTTGCGCAACCTTTGAAAGCAATTTAATGATACAGAGCCTTTTTCAACCTCTTGATTCATAAGTTCCAAGTAGTTTTTTGTAACTGCGGGCGAATACAAGAGTATGTTATTGCATTTGTAAAATCGTGAAACTTTGTAAAAGGCAGTTTTGTATGGCTTAATCGTTGCATAAGGGTGACCGTTATCTTTAAGATACGTCATCACAGCTTCGCAAACGACTTGAGCGGGTATTTCTTTGGCATGTTTAAGCATATTTTTATCACCTCATTGTTTAATATGCCCAATACCCTAAAATATTATTCCGAAGAATACTGCATTTTTTTGCAGTATTCTTCGGTATCTTTATGAAATGGAGGATAACTTATTATGCGGAATAATAATCATTATCCTTAATTAGGGATAATGATTACAGGCAGGGTTGCCACCTGTTTGATCGATTGTTCTTGATGTTTCAGCTTCATAAATACCACTGCTCGGATTATCAGAAAGCATTGAATTACTTTTATCAGAGCAAATACCATAAGCCTTTTGTTCACTAACCACAAACGGTTGATTATTTCCACCAGTTCCGTAATTAGCCATAACTGTTTGTGCTACATCAAGCGGGCCTATAAAACGGGTATCCTGTCCGTGGTTTTCGAATACACATTGCGGACCTTTAAAATCTGAATTAAGCAAAGCAAATGCTGTATTTTCAGAAATAGGTAGACCTTTTTGACGTTCACTCATAATCGCAATACATAATTGATTGTCACCCATTTGTGCTCTTAATGTGCAAGCTTGCTCACATGAAAAATGACCTCCCAATCTGCTCATTGCTCCTGGTTCAAAACTGATTGTCTCTCCAGTGCAACTTTTAGCATTGGGGGTAA